CCGAGCTTTCCTTGACGGTGAAAGGCTCCAGGACCGCTGCGCGTTCGGCAGCGTTCTTCCCCGGGCAGAGCTTGAGGATGTCGCCTACCGGCAGCAGTTCCTTGGGCTTGTAGACCAGGGTCTCGTCGGTGATCTTCAGCACGCCCATGAGGCAGATGTCGAGCACGTTTTCCTTCCACTTCCGGGTGGCGCGCTTCTCCACCAGCTTGTATGTGGGGGGCACCCGGCCGGCCTCGGCTTCGTTGTAGGCGAACTCCCGGACGTTTTTGATCCAGCCTTCCAGCAGGGGGAGCTTGTCCAGCACCTCGGCCAATTCCTTCGGGTTGTAGGCTTGGGTGGGCCCGAAAACCTGGCTGGCCAGCTGCTTGGACTCCTTGAGCAGCTTCGGGCACTTCGGCGCCGCCAAGCAGAACCGGCAGCCCTTTTCAGTGGGGTGCAGGTATGTGTCGTGCCAGTAGCCGGTGAGGTAGCCGTAGGTCTTCATGTCCGATTCGCCGTCACGGTTGGCTTCCAGCACCTTCTTCTCGGCCGCCAGGACGTCGGCGTGGAACTCGATCAGGTCGACTGCGTCGTAGTCGACTGAGCGGACGCAGCCATCTTCGTGCTGGATTCGAGGCTGGATGATCGCCACGTTGATGATGTCGGCGGGGTAGCCACAGGTCAGCAGGGCGCCCAGGCCATAGAGCTTGAGCTGCAGGTTGCCGCGGACGCTGACGGGGATGCCGGCCCCGTATTTGAGGTCGTTCACGTAGAGAGTTTCGCTCTTGGGTGCCCAAACCGTGGCGTCCGACGTGCCCCAGCAGTTCTCTGTGATCTTGACTTGCTGCTCGACATGGAGGACAGCGCCAGGCTGCGCGGCCAGTTCCTTGACGTGGTCGGTGTAGGCGCAGACGTGGTTGACCATCTCCTGGTTGTCGACGCAGAACGGCAACCCTTTGAGGATCCGTTCGGCCATGCTGTGGGCCAGAGTGCCCTCGTCGGCGTATTTGGAGGTCTTCTGGGGCATCCCCTCGGACAGGAAGCCACTGCCGAAGCAGTTCATCCAGCGCTCGGCGGCGCTGGGGGAGAGCATGCTGTGGAGGTCAGGCATTGGAGGCCAACTTCATGAACTCCAGCCGGTCGGTGATGGGCCTCGTCTCCAGCTCGCTGATGCGCTCACAGCCGAAGTCCTTGATCAGCTCGATGGCCTTGGGCATGCCGTGGACCTTGGCGTAGACCTTCAGGGCAGCGCGGAGGTCATCGCCGGTGGGCTCAGAGGCAGGCGCAGACGTCGTAGCCGGCGGCGTAGCAACCGCAGGGGCACTTACCGGCCCCGCCTGGATAGGGTCCGCGGCCACCCCGGCCAGCTTCTCGTCAGGGTTCTTCGTGATGGCCTGGGCCGCCAGTTCGTCGGCTTCCATCTGCTCCTTGGTCCGGCGCTTGCGCTTGACGGGCTGCATGGCGTCGGCCGGGACGTGGCCATGGATGGGCTCAGGAGCCGCGGCGGGTTCGGGCTGGGCGAGGACAGGCTCGGCCGTCTGCGACGCCACTGCGGGCTCAGGGCGCCCGGTCTTGGTCGTTTCCGGACAGCCGGCGAACAGCGGGCACTCCGGCTGGACCGGGCCGTCGGGCAGACTGAGGTGATGGTGATCCGGATGCACGCAGTCGTCGGCGCAGGCGCTCTTTTCCCGGACATTCGGTACCAGGGCGGCGTTGATGTTCGACTTGAACACCGCGGAGACCCGGGCCAGATCATTGGGGAGCAGATCGCCGAGCTGCGCGTCGAGATTGAGTTCCGGCGCGCCGCCGATCACCGCGAGCATCGTGGAAAGGGCCCTGGCTTCCTTGGGGCACACTTCGGACAGGTTGAAGGAAACGTTGATCACTGGTGGTCCTCCTTGTGGGTGTGTTGAAAGATTAGGTTCCCGTTACGGCATTCGCAACAGAAATTTTAAAATATTTTCACCAGCTCGCGGATCTTGCGGATGAGTGCGGCGTTCACCGGCTCATCGCTGGAGTTGTGCAGGCTGAAAACCCGCACTCTGACTGACTTTGACTGGCCATTGCGATGCACGCGGGCGACGGCCTGGGCGTTGTCGCTGGGGACCCAACTGGACTCCAGCAGGCCCACCTCGCTGCAGCTGTCCTGCATGCCGTTGACGCCCACGCCGGCGGCCGTGATGTTGCCGACGATGACCCGGCAAGATGGGTCCTTGCTGAATCGATCGATGTTGGCCTGGCGCTGGGCCCCGGGCGTCTTGCCGTAGACGGAGACCGCGCCGAACTTGGCCAAGGCCTTCTGGGTTTGCTCGATCACCGCCTGGTGGATCCCAAAAAGAACGATCTTGCTCAGGGCGCCCGACTCCAGCTCTTCCTTGATGATCGCCAGGATGCCGGGGAGCTTCGCCAGGCCGGTGTAGCGCCTGAGCGTGGCCATCGTCACCCCCTCGGTCTCCAGCAGCCCTGGGGTGTCGTCAGGCGCGATGGCGGCCAATGCCTGTGACAGCGTCTGCTCGCCCACCCGGATCTCGTCCGCGGCGCCCGGGCCCCAGGATGCGTCCAGCAGCACCGGGCTCGCCTCGACAGCCACCTCTTCGAAGCGAATGGGGGGCAGATCGGCTTGGACGTCTGCCTTCATCCGACGCAGCATGAACTGGGCGAGCAGCCCCTTCAGCTCTTCGGCGTTCTTGACCCCAACGATCTTGACGTCGAACTTGCCCTCGACGCAGACGCAGTAGCGCGCCACGAAGTCATAGTAGCCCATCGTGATGATGCCCGCGCTGCGCAGATGGATCCACAGCTCGCTGACGTTGTTTGGCGCCGGCGTGCCGGACAGGCGCCAGATGCGCTCGACGTTGCCAGCGATGCCCAGGTCGTTGATGTTGCGGCCAAAGACCGCGGTGGTGCGGCCGGCGCCCCTGTCCTTCAGGTATTGGGCTTCATCGAGCACCAGGACGTCCCACTGGGTGGCCTGGATCGCGTGGAGGAATGCCTGGCGCTTCGCCTTGAGCTGGCGCGCTGCTTTGGCTTTGGCTTTTAAGGCTGGATCTTCCGGCGCCTTCTTCGCCCGCTTCTCCGCTTTGCCGGACGTCGGCGCCACCAGCAGGTCGTAGCTGCAGATGACCACGCCAGTTTTGGGAACGGGATCCTCGCCTGTCAGCATTACCCGGCAGGGCCGGTCCATCGGGGAGAACTTCTGGAACTCTCGCTCCCAGTTGACTCGCACACTACCCGGGCACAGCACCAGGATCCGGTCGAGGCCGAGGATGTCGGACGCTACCACCGCCTGGCAGCTCTTCCCCAGGCCCATGTCGTCGGCCAGGAAGGCCTGCGGATGGGCGGCCAGGTAGTCGGCTCCGGTCAGCTGGTACGGATATGGCGTTTCGAGTTGCATCAGTGTTTCACCTTGTGAGCCCGGCCAGCCTTGAACCCGGCGCGGTAGGCTTTCTCCGCAATCCATTCGGTCTTGGCGAGGGAATACATCGCGGGGACGGTCCAGTCGGTTCTCGAAAACCACCTCCAGAACCAATCGCGGATTCTCGGGCGCATGGGGTCTCCTTCTGGACCGGTGCTAACGGAGCCCGGCGGCCATAGCCAGCAGGGCGATGCGGTTCAATGTCGGAGTGTGCACGTGCCGCCCTGGAACGAAGGGCTGCTCCCGCCGCCCCTTCTCGGCGTGGGCTTCCTCCCATGCCTGGGCCAGGGCGATGCGTTCCTCTCGGGTTCCTCGGTTTTTGGCTTGGCCCATCGGGGCCTCCTTTCTGGCGCGGGCTGCGCCTGGACAGGATGGATTAAAGGGTGATGTGGCAGCCTGCCAGAACCTTCGACAGCACTTCCTTCGCCTCGGTTCCGCTCAAGAGGTCGGTCCCGACACGCCCCGGTCCCTGGCGGGTGGCGCACAGGTCTGCGCACACGCTGTCGGGCAGAGGGCAGGAGAGGAATCGGTCAACGAGGATGTCGATCTGGGATTTAAGTTCGGGAACCGGACCATCAATGTCCAGCGTTCGGGGAGCCGGGCAATTCGGCATTTGAAGATAGGCTTTCATTTCGGGGGTCATGTTTTTCTCCTGGGCATACGCCTATTCGGCGGGACGGATGAGGGCAAACCATCGGGATTCGTTGAATTCATGGACGAAAACCTGATATGGCACGAACAGGTCAATGCATTCTTCGAGCATCCCCTTGAGCCACGTTTCGCCGCCCATGCTGGCTTCAACTTCCTTGCCGATCAGGGCGGCTTCGTCAGGTGTAATTTCCATATGCCCTCCGGGCGATGGGTGGAGTGAATGGACAAGATTTCCGGAAAGGTCCGGGCAGCCGAAACGCCCGGACTTCACGGGCGCATCGGATGCCTCGAAATTGGCTTGAACGCTAGGTTCTTGGTTCCAGCTCCCGGAATGGGATCCGAACCTACTTTCGGTTCGCGTAGTAGACGGCCAGCAGCAAAGCCTCGGCCCGGCCATCATCCTTCACCCGCTTGAACTGCGCTGCCAAGGCTGGAAACAGCTGGGCGGCCAGCGCCCGGGCTCGGGTCTTGTTCTGGGCGTAGGTCTCATCAGGGAACTTGGTGAGCCCCATCTTGGCTTTCCAAACGCTGGGGCTGACTAGCTCGAAGGGGATGCCGTGGGAAGCCAGGCAGCCGTGGATGATGCCGGTGCTGAGGCCGAAGGCGAAGGCGCCGGCCTGGCGCGGCATGGATGAGACACGCTCGACCACTGCGGTGATGCTGGGGTAGGTGAGATGGATCCGCTCGACCAGGCTGGCCAAGGCTTGGGCGTCGATGCCTGAGTCGATGGACTTGGGTATGTCGTAGACGCCGGTGAAGCCAGTGGAGAAAACAGCTAGGGCGCCCCCCATGCCTGGGTCGATTCCGAGGATGTAGGTCATTTGGCCAACTCCGCGACGATGGCGAATGGAACCATCTCGCGCAGTTGCTGGGCCTGAACTTTGCGGGCCACTATCCTGGCGTCGGCGGCGGCGGCGGCGTAGGTGGCGTAGGTGGCGGCGTCGGCGGCGGCGGCGTCGGCGGCGGCGTAGGCGGTGGCGTAGGCGGCGGCGTAGGTGGCGGCGTAGGTGACGTCGTAGGTGGCGTAGGCTGCGATCCTCGCTTCTCGCAGTTCGTCAGCAGTAGCTTCGCCCACGGCAAAGCGCTCAGCCACATCCACGGCGTTCCGGCTGCGCGGATCGGTCAGCAGATCCCATGCCTTGCGGCCATCGGCCATCGGGGTGTTACGCACGCACCAGCACGCGTACAGCCGATAGACCTTGGCATCCCGGAATTTCAGCCGGCGTAGCAGCCAGACCATCCAGTCGGAACGGTCGCAGGTGTTCCAGGCGGTTTCCAGGTCGGGGCAGGTCTTGGCGAACGCTCGTGCTTCGTCGCAAGCACCCAGTTTGGCGAGCAGATGGAGCTGAGGTTTCATGCGGGGCTCCTTATCCGGGCTTCGCCGGGGGACGGGTTTATGAAAGGGTGGCGACCGGCAAACCAATTCCAAGCAACAACACGAGCAGCGCGAAAATGTAGTCCAGGGGGTCCCACCTCATGGTGTTGTTCCAGTGCTCCCACAGGACCGCGGTGCAGAATACTTCGAAAAACACCAGGAGTGCAACGTGTGCTAGGTACATGGCTGTTTCCTTTCAGTAGGTGATGCGTTCAGGCAGCCAGTCTTCCGCTGTGAGGGTGATCCCGCAGCGCTCGGCGGCTTCAAGGACACGCTCGACGCTTGGCCCCGGGATGAGCCCATCGGACCCATATGGCCGGCTGTGCGTCCAGCGGTAGACGGTGACACGGTGCACGCCCAGGGCTGCGGCCATTTTCAAGTCACCACCGAACCTGGCGATTATTTTGGCGGCCTGGTTGAAGGCCGGGTTTTCGCAACGTGATGCGGATTTTCGGTTGGGATTTGGTTCGCTCATAGGCTCAAGTTACGATCCGCGCACCTCCAGGTCAAGAGATAAGATGCGTTGGGTGAAAATAATTTAAGTTTTGATGGGCAGGGTGTGGAGAGCGGCCGGCTGGCGTCGGCGGCGCCCATCGTTTGGATGAGGCAGTAGGACCATGGGGCGGCTTTCAGTTTGGCGGATGACGCCGCGGCGTCCCGGTTGCTGGCAGAGTGGTGTGCGCTTAGCGTAATGGGGTGGGAGATGGTTGGGAAGGA